GTCTTCTATTATCTTCGCGACCTGGAGGCCTTCGTGGCAACCGGCGCCAAGCAGGCCGCATGAAAGGTCATGTTGGCAGGCGAGCGGGGGCGCCCTGAAACGCAAAACGCCGCCCGGTCGAGGGGCGGCGCTGCACCGAAGCTCGGCGGCCATCGGGTGCAGTCTCTCTACAGGTTCGACGGCCACTCGGCAACGCCGGGTCCAATACTGGCTGCGCACTGGTTCCGTGGAGCAGATCGCGAGGTGAGTCGTGGGTGAAGTCATTCGCCCCGATGCTTGGGCCGCGGCAGCCGGCAGCGTCGACCTGGAGGCCAAGCGCGAGCACAGCATCGGTGCGTGGGAGCGCATATGCGCCGCGCAGCGGCGGCAGCAGACGGCGACAGGATCGAGGAGGCCAACGCTCGATGAGATTTTGGCCGGACCGGACCGGGGTGATGCGGCGTGAGGGGCGGAGGAGGCGGTATTATACCGCTACCCGGGGCGCCGGGGCGGGACAGCGACGGCCTGCTGCGGGAGGGTGGCGAGGCTGTCCGAGCCGAGCTGCGCGCGGCGCAAGCCCATTCTCCAAGGGAGATAATCGAATATCAGGAGGGGGAGCCCGACGAAGACGCCACGGCGCTGCGTTTCACACAGGCCTTCGCCGGCCAGCTCCTCTTCGACCACGACGACGGCGCTTGGTACGAGTGGGACGGCACCCGGTTCAAGCGGGACTGCCGCAATCGAGCTTTCCACTATGCGAGGCGGCTTGGCCGGACGCAGGTCAAAGGGAAGAGGTCGCTCTGCAAAGTCTCAGTGGCCGCCGGCGCCGAGCGCTTTGCCCGAGCGGATCCGAGGCATGCCGTTGACTCGTCAGTCTGGGATGCGAACCAGATGGCGCTTGGAACCCCCGTCGGCACCGTCGAGCTGCAAAGCGGAGAGTTGCGCGCGGCCGACCCCGCCGATCGGATCACCAAACAGACTAGCGTCGCGCCCGAGGAGGGCGAGCCAACCATGTGGCTGCGGTTCCTGCATGAAGCACTGAATGGCGACGCGGGAGCTATCCGCTTCCTGCAGCAGTGGTTCGGCTATTGCCTGACTGGCGATACCCGCGAACATGCGCTGGCCTTCATCTACGGCGCCGGCGGCAACGGTAAAAGCGTCTTCCTGAACACGGTTGCGACGATCCTCGGCGACTATGCCGTCACCGCGGCCATGGAGGCATTTACCGCGTCCAAAAGCAGCCAGCACTCGACCGAGCTTGCGATGCTCCGCGGGGCGCGGCTGGTGACGGCGTCTGAGACGGAAGAGGGTCGCGCCTGGGCGGAGTCGCGGATCAAGCAAATGACGGGTGGGGACCCCATCACCGCCCGCTTCATGCGGCAGGACTTCTTCACATACCGGCCGCAGTTCAAGCTAACGATCGCCGGCAATCATGCGCCCTCGCTTGCCAACGTCGACGACGCGATGCGCAGGCGGTTCAACATCGTGCCCTTCGAGACGAAACCGGCGCGGCCCGACCGGCTGCTCGAGGAGAAACTTAGAGCCGAACATGGCCGAATCCTCGCATGGGGAATAAGCGGCTGCCTCGACTGGCAGCGCAGCGGCCTGATCAGGGCTGAGACGATCCTGGCCGCCACCTCAGGTTATTTCGAAGACCAGGATGTCTTCGGCCAGTGGATCAACGATCGTTGCGAGACGGGAAGCGGAAGGTGGGAGCTCCCGGCGCGGCTCTTCGGCGACTGGAGCAAATTTGCACATGCGGCCGGCGATCTGCCAGGTAGTCAGCGCAGCCTCAGCGATCGACTGAAGAAGCGTGGCTTCGTTCAAGCGAAGACGAATGGGTTGCGCGTTTACCGGGGGCTCAACCTCCGAGCGGCGGAGGCGTCCGCGGAGTAGGAATCAAAGTCGGGTCAGGAGCTTGGAGGTGCAAGCAGCTTGGCTTTTGCTGCCTCGAATTCCGCCTGTGTCAGCGCTCCACTATCCCTCAGTTGGACAAGCCGCTCAATTTCAGTGGCCAGTGACGGCGCGCCGGTCGATCCGCCCTGGCCAGGTCCGGTCGCTGCCGCCCATGCGGCCGGAGCGGGGGGAAGCTGCGACGCTGAGCGCTGGCATGAGGAGGAAACGATATCGAGATCCCTCCCGGACCCAACGTCAGAAAACTTCACTTCGCCCTGTGGGCTCAGCACCACCACGAATGAGGTCGACCCCGTGTACCCGCCCATCCGATTCCGAGCGTTTATCAACCCGCACGTCCAATAGCCTTCGACGCGCGCCTGCAGGAGCGGCTTCCAGGTCCCGAGGAGGAAGCCGTTCGGCCACTCGATCCGCGCCGAGTCTGGATCAATCAGGCGCCGGCGCAAGGCGGCTTCGGCGTTTCGGCGGAACAGCGACCAGTCGGGGGTCGAGGCCCGCCAGGCGTTCTCGGAGCCCTCCCAGGTCTGGGTGATGGCGACCAGCTCCTGAAAGGCGGCCGGGCCCTTGGCCTGCGTGATCATTGCCTCCATGTTGCGCAGCTGCTGGAGGATCAGCGGGCGGCTGTCTGGCCGCCACCGGGCCGTTGTCACAGCTGCATGAGCAGCGTCATAGGCCAGCTGTCCAACATTGTGCCGCTCCGGCGACCGGGAATTAGCGGCGCACTGGAACTTGAGCAGCCTGCCCGGGAAGGAAACGTCGATCCGGCTGCCGATCGCCCGGACGCAGTCATCAAAGCGTCCGTTGCCCGCGAAATCGTATGCGGCAAGCATGGCCTCACTGGCGGGGCGCGCGTTCTGGCAGGTGACTTCAACAGTCACTTCCTCGGATCCGCGGCGGACCGTGACCTGCGGGTGCGCGTCAGGCGCCAGGGATCGGAGGATGGCGCCCGCCTGCTCGATCGTCATGGTCGTGGTGTCTGCGCCGTTCAGGCGGAGTAGTCGGTCCCCGACCAAGAGCGGCGAAGCACCATAAACATCAACGACGTAGCCGCCTTCGGTGATGAAAGTGCCAAGGGAGCATCGATCCTTAGGGTCGCCTAGGCGTCGGATCTGAGCCGCCCTCTCACGAGCCTGCGCCCGGAATGCATCGCGATCCTGGGCGAGCGCTGGCAAGGCGAAAGCGGACGCCGCGGCCGCGCAGAGCAGGGCCTTGGAAGAGAACGAAGACATTGGCACCCCCGATGAGAGACCGCGCGGGTAGTGCGGGTATCTGCGGGTATGATTTTGCCCGCTCCCCCAATTTTAGCAACTGCGAAACTCGATGCGTGGTTCGGGCGAGCCGGGCGAACAGGGGCGCAGGGACGCCAAGAGACGGGTTCTCCCTATGTCCCTCATGTGCGCGCGCACGTACGCGCATATAGGGGAATGGGTAGAAGCGGCCCCAAGCGGCCCTGCGTCCCTGCCGGTGCCTGGTTTATGGGATCGGTTATGTGAGAGAGGGCGGGAAAACCGCCATTTCGGGCCTCACGCGCGCCCCCCGCAAACGGACGGCCGGGCTAGTCTCCTGATGGGTCGAACTTCCCGGCGCCGGGAACTTGCCGCCGCCCGCCCGCTAGTGTTCGCTTGCATTAGCTCACGAACACCGGCACTACCCGCCATGCAAGCGAACAAGCGAACGGAGCAGCGCGATGGCGGTCTATGGATATGCTCGGGTGAGCACCGACAAGCAGGCGGAGGACGGCGAGAGCCTAGGGGTGCAGGAGCGCCAAGTGCAGGGCTGGTGCCTCATGCAGGGAGAGGATCTGGCGGAGATGTTCGTCGATCGCGGGGTAAGCGGATCAACCCCGCTCACCGAGCGGCCTGAGGGCAGTGCGCTGTTGAAGGCACTGAGGCCCGGTGACATCGTAGTGGCTGCTAAGCTGGATAGGCTCTTCAGATCTGCCTTGGACGCTTTGCAGACCGTGGAGCGGCTCAAGGGTAAGAAGGTTAAGCTGTGGCTGCTGGACCTCGGCGAGGTGACCGGCAACGGCATGGCGAAGGCTTTCCTCACCATGGCATCCGCGTTCGCTGAGCTGGAGCGGGACCAGATCCGCGAGCGCGTTACCAACACCAAGCGGGACCAGCGGCAGCGCGGCCACTATTTGGGAGGCAGGGTGCCGTTCGGCTTTGAGGTGAAGGAGAGGACGGTTGCGGGTCGAGCGGAAAAGGAAAAGGTGCTGACCCTCGTGCCGGTGGAGCAGGAAATTATCGAGGTGGTGAGGCAGATGCGCCGCGGTGGCGTCAGCTTCCGGTCGATCCAGGCGCAGGTCGAGCAGCAGCACCGCCGGAGGATAGCCCTGGCCACCCTGAGCCGGATCTGCAGCGGCGTTGACGATGATTTGATGCTGGACGGTCAGCCCGAGTAAATCAGCTGCCCGTGGTCCTGAACCGCCGGCCAGACCACCGTGTCGCCTGTGGAGGGGAAGTGGAGGTGGATAGCCAAGCGAATGGCACTGGCCAGCCGCACTCTCATCTCATCGCCCTTGTAGATTGCGTAGCCGGCGGCGGTATCCTGCTCGTCCTCTGTGAGCAGCACGGCCAGGTCTAAGTCGCTGTTGTCGCGGTGGGTCCCCTTCGCGCGGGAGCCGAACACGAACACGGCCGCCACGCGGTCGTCGTCGCGTGCCCATTCGATGATCGAAGCTACCCACTCCGGCTGCATGCCCTTCATGACCATCACTCCGCCTACGGCTTCACGCCTCTTGAACGCGCCTTCCACCGATCGATCCAATCGAAGCGGACCTTTGCTGCCTGTGGCTCGGGAAGCATGCGCGCCAGCCGCTTCGTGAAGAGCCCGACGTCCAGGTAATAGTTGGGGTAAGCCTGCCGCAGATCGGCCGCGCGATCGAGCTCCACTAGGACCGTATCCACCGCACCACCGCGCTCAGCGGCCTCGTACGACTGGGCGCCGGCCGCAAGGCTGGAGAACGGCTTGGCCGAGACCGTCATATTGCTGTTGTCGTACTGGATCAGAAAGACCTGCCCCGGTGAGGCCTGCGCGGCCGAGGTGCGGTCGATGATGCGCCGGAAGCTGTCCAGGTTCGCGATCGCGTCAAGCCGGCCCTCCAGGCCCCTCATTTCATGGCGGCGCTCACGAGCGCAGAGGGGTGTCCCCGGGACTGCGGCAAAGCCCTCCTCCAGGGACAGTTCGGTGCCCATCAAAGCGAAGAGTCGCAGCCACTCGGCGCTTCCGCCGCCCCCTTTCAGATCCTCTCCGCGGACCAGCCCCACCGCCTCAACTGCGGTCGCCCACGCGTGCTGAAGCCTAGTCCGCAGCTGCACCTCAATCAGCTGCGCCGTCTCAGGTCCGTCACCATCAGAGGGCCTGTAGCGGAGGACGAGGTGGTGGCTTCGATAGCCGTCCAACTTGGGAAAGCTGATATGATCATGCTCGGCCACCAGCTCGTGCCGGCAGCCTTCCTTGAAGTGACGAAGGATCTCGCTCAGTTCGGTTGGGCCACTGGCGATGGCGCGGCAGCCGCCAATGTCTTGGATCTGGAGCAGGTCCCATGCCTGCCTCCTCAACTTCTTCCGGATCGACTTCATCCGCTTCATTCGACCGGGAGTAACGGCGGCTGGGTCAACTTGGCGGGCCTTCCTGGCCACTTCTTGGCGGATCCGGCGCATCGGCAGCGCGTGAGCGTCGCGCCACGCGTGCGCAATGCGGAAAGCCTCGATCAGCTCTGTGCTCGGTGTCTCATGGTGACCGCGCAAAAGCTTGCCTGCCTTCACGACAGCGCGATTGCTGATCCCGGGAAGAAGTCCTGCCACGATCGCGACCATAGCGCCGGCTGAGGGCGGTAAGCCAGTGACCCGGTGAATCGTACTCCCAGAGCATGGCCTCCGCTGCTGTTGCTCCTCCGCGCCGGCTCCGCTGCTGGGACACCGGCCGGGTGCGGCCCTACCGACCTTGCCCTGCCGACTTCCGCGAGACCTACATCCTGATGGGCTGGGACGGCATCACCGAGCACTATCGAACGAACTGGCGCGTCATCCGGCGGTGGCTCGAGCAGTCCGGCGGCGATGAACTGCGACGCGCACGCGCGGACGCAGTTGCCGGTAACAGAATAGCGCGCGTGAGAACAAAGTAACTCGTGTGGCAAAACGTGAATATTCTCGGACGGCGTACCCGGGAGTATTGTCTCTCTACGAAACGCGTCCCTTCCCCCCGGCCGATCACCCGGAGGCAAGGCCGAAGCGAGAGGAGAGATGATCATGCCGATGTACTTCGACGAACATGGGCGGCCCGACCCGAACGGGTGCCACGAGAAGATCAACGGTAAGCTCTGCCTCCGCGACGGCCACTATGTGCACCACAACATCTTCATGATGGACAGCGCTCCGCCGGCCCCAACAACCGAGCAGATCCGCAACGCTGCTCGCGATAGCCGCTACACCAACGACTTCGCTGCCAGGTCCGTCGCCGACGCGGCGCAGGCACAGGCGAGCGCGGATCGGCTGAATGACTGGCGGACAACCGAAGCCATACGCAATGCGGCGCGCGACTCCCGGTACGGGAGCTAAGCCGTGGCCAAACCCATCTGGGAACGCATCCGCGCCGCGGAACACGGCTCCGCTCGTCTGAAGGATGTGCGGGAGACCCTCGCCGCATCGGAAGCCGCAATCGGCTCAGCGCGCGCGGCCAAGGCGTCAGCCGAAGAGATCATCCTCAACCCCTCCTCCTCAGAGGAGGAGGTCGAGCAGGCTCAGCTGGACGCGCAGGCCCACGACCTGGAGGCGCGACGGCTTGATCGAGCGATCGAGCAGATCCTCAGGCCCCGGATCGGCCAGATCGAGGCGGACGAACGCTATGCTCAGCGGCGGCAACGTTACGACGCGGCCAAGGCCGCGCGCGACGTGTTGCAGAGGCAGGTGGCGGAACGGGTGCCGCTGATGTTCGCTGAGCTGCGCCGCCTCGCCGACGAGATTGAGGAAAATGACGATCTCCTGAAGGCGATCAACCAGGACCTGCCCCGTGGCGCTGATCGGCTAGAAAGCGCTGAAGTGCTTGGCCGCGGCCTGGCCACTGGCTTCTACGATGTCGGCGGCCACGTCAGTCGTCTCACCGGCATCAAACTGCCGAACTTCGCGGGCAGTGGCCACATGCGGAGCAGCCGACAGCGTCGCGAGGCAGAGATCGCGGCCAGCACCTACGCGGCCGCTCACCGCCAGCAGCTCGCGCAGATCGAAGCCAACAGGCCCGAGAACATCGCCAAGCGCGCGGCCGCGGACGACGCCCGGTATCAGCGCTACCAGGTCCAGCAGGAGGTATACAAAGGCCACCCGGTAGACGGCCTTCACCACCGGCGCGGAACGACGGCCATTTATCACTTCAACCCGGAGCGGCCCCAAGTCTTTGAAATGACCAAGGAGCAGGTGGCCGCGGCACGGGCGGGCGGGTTTCGGGTTGAGCAGGTGGCTGAAGAGCAGGTGTCAGCATGAGCGGACGCTCCTTCTCCGCGCCCCAGGCTGCCGACAGTCGCCGCGCCGTTCGCTGGGCAGACCAGCAGCGGCACTTCTCGATTAACAGCTTGCCGGGACTTCTCCCCGGCAATGGCGGGCGAGCGTCACAGTTCGCCCAGCCAGCGCCGGCGGGGCGTTGTCACGGGCGGCCCGCCGGCGCACTCATCGAGGCGAATCTCACTTGAGCAAGGTCTTTAAGATCGGTGCCGCCGTCGTCGGCACAATCGCCAGCGTCGCGCTAATCGCCAGCGGCGTCGGCGGCCCCTTAGGTGCGGGCCTTTTAAGCGTTAGTTGGGCGTCCATCGCGGCCGGCGCAGGCCTAGCGGCCGGCGTCCTGACGCTCGGCGCCAACCTCCTCGCCAAGAAGCCCGGCGTTCCGTCGCAAGCCCGTGAGCGCCTCTTCGCGTCGCTGGATCCGAACACGCCGCGGAAGATCGCCTTCGGCGACACGGCGATGACAGCAGCCGTGACCCTCGTGGGCGCGAAGTCGTGACCGCGGCTAACCTGATCGTGGTCGCTGGTGCCGCTCACCTGTTGGTGGACCGGGGCAGTTATCATGATGACGGGACGCTTCTGGCGATTGGCCCCAAATGGATTGCTGACGAGCGGCTACGCCTTGCGATGACGCTGTCCGGCTGCGCTGCGGCAACCGCCTACCGGGACCTCGCCACGTGGCTCAGTGGGTTGAAAAGCCAGCGGGAGTTCTTGTCCGCTCTACCGGCCCATTTGACCGCCATGGAGCGCTACAACCTGGCGAGCATGGCAGAAGGCGGGTCCGAATACTGTGGCCCGATGCCTACTTTTGTACAGGCTTACGTGGCGCTCTGGTCGATCGAGCGGCGGCAACCCGAAGCCTACATCTGCGGCAGCTCACATGGCACCTTCGCCGGGTATCAGCCGGGGCAGGTGTGCGGCGTCGGTCGCGTGCTTCAGCCGATGACCCAGTTTGAAGTGGTCTCGGACCAGTTCGACGTGGCCGCAGCTCGCGAGTTGATCGAACTGCAGCGCCAGGAGACAGACGAGCGCGGCATCCACCGCGTAGGAGGCGGCGCCGACATGGCCAGCGTCAGCCGCGACGGCATCAAGGTCGAGCCGGTGGTGTGTTGGCGGGAGGACCGGGTGGGGAGAAAGATCCAGCCGGGCCGCAAGGCTTACGCATGGCTCCGCCCCCTGGCCGCGGGGCGTCCTCGCCAGAGGGCCCACGCGCATGGCTAGGATCGAGGGGCTGGACCGCGCTCGCGCACGGCTGCGCGGCCTAGGCGGAAGCGCGGCAGAGCGGAAGCTGGGCCAAGCACTGTTTGCGGCCGGGGAGATGATTGCAGTTGAGGCCCAGATTAGCCTCACCACCGGCGCGGGATCAGGGGGCAGGCACATCCCGTCGGCGCCGGGCGAGGCGCCGAATCAACAGACTGGAGTGCTCGGCGGCAACATCGAGGCGGTTCAGGTTGCGATCGACGAAGTCCATGTGACCAGCAGCGCACCATATTCGGCGGCCTTGGAGTGGGGCACATCTAAGATGGGCGAGCGCCCGTTCATGCGGCCGGCTCTTGAGAAGAAGCGGAAGGAGGCGCGGCAACTGATCGCACGTGCCGCCCGCTCCCTGAGCCGATGAGGGGGGCCGACCATGCCGACGCTTGATGAAGTCACCATCCAAATGAACCTCCGGATGGACGGATACGAGCGGGATCTCCGGCGCGCTGAGCGGACGCTCATGGACTCGTCTCGCAACATGGTCGGCGCGGCGGACAGTCTGGAGCGGCATATCAGGGCTTCTTCTGGCCAGATTGGAAGTTCCTTTCGCGGGCTGGCGGCGTCCCTCGCCGCCGCTTTCAGCGTGCAGCAAATCACGCAATTCGCCGACGCCTACACCCGCTTCACGAACCAGTTGCAGGTGACCGGCCTCGAGGGCTCCCACCTGGCTCAGATCCAAGAGCAGCTCCTGGCGATCGCAAACCGCAACGGCGTGGAGCTTGAGGCAGTCGGGACCCTCTATTCCCGCGCCGCGCAGAACTCGCGCGAACTCGGCGCCAGCCAAGCGGATTTGATCGGCCTCACGTCGGCCGTTGCAGCGTCGCTCAAAATCTCTGGCACAAGTGCGTCTGCGGCGTCGGGCTCGCTGCTCCAGCTCGGGCAAGCCTTGGGCTCGCCGAGAATCCAAGCTGAAGAGTTCAACAGCCTGCTCGATACCATGCAGCCGCTCCTTCGCGAGGCGGCGAAGCATATCGACGGGACCGGCGGCTCTTTGAGCGGGCTCACGCGCGCGATCAAGGATACCAATGGCGCGGGGGTTTCGAACATCCAGCTGTTCCGGGGCATCCTGGCCTCGATGACTGATCTTGAGGCAACGGCCGGCCGCTCGGGCCTGACGATCGCGGGCGCCTTCCAAACCCTGAACAATCAGCTGGGAAATTACATCGGCCAGGCGGACGACTCCTTAAGCGCCACCGAACTCATCAGCGGGGCCATCGTCTCCCTGTCGAAAAATCTTGATGCGGTTGCGGCCGCGCTCGGTGTGATTGCCGCCTTCCTCGTCGGACGGTTCGCCGCTTCAATGGTGGGCGCGGCTGCTTCGACGGGCGTTGTGTCTGCCTCCCTATTCGCCATGCAGGCTCGCGCAGTCGGAGCCGCGACATCGATGGAGGCTCTGGGTTTCGCCGGCGCGGCCGCCGGTCGAGGGTTGCTAGCCGCCTTCGGCGGGCCGGTGGGCCTGGCCGTGACGGCCCTCACGATAGGCCTCGGATACCTCGCCACGACCAGCAACACGACGGCGCAAGCCACAGAAAACCTGCGTACCCAAGTGGACGAGCAAGCAAGGGCCCTCGGAGTGCTGTCGCAGCGCCAGGCAGAGGCCGACGCTGCCGCGGGCCGGCTTAATGCGACGCAGCAAGCTGGGCTTGCGGCAACCGCGAACCTTACGGGCGAAGCGGGAAAGCTGGCCGAGGCGTGGGCGCGCGTCGCCGCGCAGGCCAAGAGCGCCGCCCTCGAACAGGCGAACGCCATGTTTATGAGGGCTCGCAACACGGCGCTCGAAGCCCGCCAGAATTATCATAATGCGCGTGAGACGGCGTTTCAAAGCGCCGCCCGCCGCCCCTTCGCCGAACGTGGTCTGGGGCGCGACGCCCCTGCAACCAATGCGCCGGAGGCGCTGGCCTCATCCGAACGGGCGGCCGCTCCGCAGCGGGCCTTATACGGGGAGGCCCTGCGAAACTACGTAGCCGCGCGGCGAGCACGTGATGAGGAGGCGCAACGCCCGCTTACGAACTATCGGCCCGCCAATGCTGCAGCTCCGGGTGCACGGAGCGGGGGGGCGCGCGGACGCCGCGCGGGCGCGGGACGTTCCGGGCCCAGCGCCGAGAATGTTGGCAACCGTTTCTTGGATGAGCGGGACCGGCTCGAGACGGAGGGCCTGCGGGCGCAGGCCGACATCGTTACCGACATCCGCCGCCGCGCCGAGCTCGAGCACGGCATCCTAGACATCCAGCGGCAGGGGGCGATTCGCGCCATCAATGCGAACGAGCAATACTCCGCCACGCGCAAGCAGGAGCTCGTCGCACTGACTGACCGCGCCGACCTTGCTCGCCGAACTGTGATTGACGCCCAGCGCGATGAAGCCCTGCGGCAGCAGCAATACGAACTCCTGCGGGCCCAAATCGACGATGAGGCGGAGATCGTGCGAGCCCAGGAGGGGCTGGCTGAGACGCGTCACGATCGCCTAGAGGCGGAACTTCGCCTGCTCGATTTGCAAAATGAGCTGGCCGAAGAAGCTGTCAGGGAGCTGGCGGCGCGGAAGGAGATCACCGCCGCAGAGGCCCAGCGCCGGCAGCAGGTCTTGCACGACCTGCACGAACACAATCGCGAGGGCGTTCTGCGCTCGAATGAGAGCCCGGCCGAGCGCTACATTCGCGCGCTGGGCACCGAGCGTCGCAACCTAGATGACCGGTTTGAAGAGATCGCGGCGCAAGGACTCGACAACCTCAGCGATGGTCTCATCGACGTCATCCACGGGGTAAAAAGCCTTGGAGATGCCTTCGCATCGGTTGCCGATCAGATCATTTCCGATCTGCTCCGGATCGCGATTCAACGGGCCGTAATCGAGCCGCTAGCTAACGCCCTCTTTCCTTCGGGCCAGGACGGCGGTTTGCTGGGGAAGTTGGCAAAGCCCGCCCTCAAGTTCGGAGGCTTCAAGGCGCTGGGTGGGCCGGTCTCCCCCGGCAGCGCCTATGTCGTCGGGGAGCGAGGCCGCGAGCTGTTCGTGCCGGACCAATCGGGCGTGATTGTGCCGTCGGCGCGCACCGGAGTTTCGGCTGCTGCAAACGGTGCCGGCGGGACCACCACGGTCCGGCTTGAATTGTCCGGCGACTTCGAAGCTCGGGTGGCCAGCGTCAGCGGGCCCATCGCAGTGGAGGTGGTTCGGAGCGCCGCCCCCGGCCTCGTCCGAGCAGCCTCGGCTGACACTGTTCGCCGCATTTCCCGCCGCGGCATCGGCGGCTGATCATGGCCAACCTCATCCCACCGGAGTGCACAGTGAATACAAGAGACGAAGCGATCGAGCGCGATGGGAGGGCCGTGGCAGTTGCCCCGCTGATGCAGCAGCTCAGGGACCAGGTCATGGCGGTGGTCGACCAAATGGCCCTCCCGGTTGGCGAGCCCAGCGCTGTTCCTCGCGTGTACCTCTACTGCGCCATGAAAGCCTGGGGCGAGATTCACGGAGACCACAACGTTCCAGCATGGCTGCGCTTCATCGCCGACGTCGTCGAAGAGACGCAGGTTTCTCGACCAAACTGAGACGGTCACGGGGAGGAGGTTTAATTGAGCAAAAACGAGCAACGTCCAGGCCCTGGGGCCACCCAGCTTGAACTGGAATTCGCGGACGGCACCTATGTGTTCGCGCTCCGCTTGCCGCAGATACTGGAGCTACAACGCGTCTGCGGCGCCGGCATCTTTGAAATCTACTCTCGCGTGATGCGCGGCCGTATGATTCTGGCTGGCGAAACTCTGGGGGTTCCGCACGAGGCAACCGCCCACGCTCGTGATGTCTTTGACACCGTCCGCTTGGCGCTCATCGGCGGAGGCGGTGGCACCGTGGATGGTGAGCGGATCGAGGTGGACGATCTCACCGCACGGCGGCTCGTCGAGGCCTATGTTCACCCGCCGGCCCCGCTGAAGCGAGGATGGGACTTGGCCGCTGCCGTTCTCTTCGCGCTAGTTGAGGGTTACCAACCAGCGCAAAAAAAAAGCCAGAAGGAAGGGGGGCCTGTAGCCTCCGGCTCGATGACGGAGCCGTGTTGACCGATTGCGCGATGCTGCGGCTCGACCCCGGCCGCCTGACTCTCTGGCAGTACCAGGCGATCCTCCATGAGCATAACCGACGGCATGATCCCGACGGCCAGGGAGGGGAGAAGGCATCCCCCGATTTCGACAGGCTCCGCCGCTTCATGGGCAGTCGACGGTCATTGGAGGGGGAGCAGAAAGGAGCGCTTCATGCCAGGGCAGGAACTTAGCGCACCGGCGGCGATCCAGCCGGCGAACCGGGGCGGACGCCCCACGCTTTACCGGCAGGATTACTGCGCCCAGCTGCAGCGCGAGGCTGAGGCCGGTGGAACGCTCACGTCCTTTGCGGCGACGATCGGCGTCTCCCGCAACACAATCAGCCTTTGGGCGCAGCGGCATCCTGAGTTCGGCGATGCCATCGGCCAAGCAAAGGCAAAAATGGCCCGTTGGTGGGAGGCTCGACTCCGCACGATTGCCGAAGGTGGCGGCGGCCCAGGCGCCTCGGCGGCCGTGATTTTCGCATTGAAGAACCTGGCGCCGGACGACTGGCAAGACCGGCAGACACATGAGCACGTCGGAAAGGTCGCTCACGCCCACTACGCCCTCACTCGGGAAGAGGCGCTTGAGGAGGCGGCGCGGCGCGGCCTTCCGACGCGGATATTCGAAGAGTGACCTCCGCAGCCGACCTCGACCTGCTGGAAGCGATGGCCGCCAACGAGGCGCGCGAAAGCTTCTGGGCATACCGCCAGTTCATGAACCCCCGCATGAAGCGCGGCTGGTGGCAGCGCGACCTGGCGAAGCATCTGCAGCTCTTCTATGAAGACCTGGTCGCCGGGCGCCGCCCGAAGTTGATCGTGCAGGCCCCGCCGCAGCACGGGAAGAGCGACACAATCGTCGACTTCATCGGGTGGGCGTCCGGGCGAAATCCTGCCCTGAAGACGATCTACGCGAGCTTCAGCGAACGTCTGGGGGAGCGGGCCAATGGCAAGCTGCAGCGCGCCTTCGACACCCCTCGGTACCAGCGAGCCTTCCCCTCGCTCAGCATTAGCGGCGGGCCCTCGAACGGGGCAGTCCAAGCCCTGAGAAACCGGGCCCTGATCGAGTTCGCTGATACCGACGGCTATTTCCGAAACACCACTGTCCGCGGGTCTGTGACCGGGGAAAGCCTGGACCTGGGCGTTCTGGACGACCCGATCAAAGGCCGGGAGGACGCGAACAGCGACACCATCCGCGACCGCACGTGGGACTGGCTCACCGACGACTTCATGACCCGCTTCGCGGATGACGCCGGCTTGCTGTGCATTCTGACCAGGTGGCACGTCGATGACCCGGCCGGCCGGCTGGTCGCGATTGACCCTTCGGTAAAGGTGCTTTCCTATCGCGCGATCGCCACCGCGGACGAAACGCACAGGAGGGCCGGGGAGCCGCTCTTCCCCGAGCACAAGTCCCTGCCATTTCTCCTCGAGCGAAAGCGATCGATGGACCCGCTCAGCTGGGAGGCGCTCTTCCAGCAAAGCCCGGTGGTGGCC